CGGGATTCATCGCCGTCGCCGATTACGGCAGCCGCAAGACCATCCATGAAATGGAGATCGGAAGCTGTGAACGCTTTCGGTTCATCCTGTCTCCGGAACTGGCTGGATACGCGGATGCCGGCGCGGCCATCGGTGCCACGGGTCTGTTCTCGACCACCGGCTCGTTGATTGACGTGTACCCGGTGATCGTGTGCGGTGAAGACGCTTGGGGTACGGTGGCATTGCGCGGCAAGAATTCACTGGATGCTTGGTGGATTCCGCCGTCACAGCGCGACAAGTCGGACCCGGCAGGTCAGCGTGGTTACATCGGCGCCAAGACCTGGTGTGTTTCAGTGATGTTGAATCAGGGATGGGCCGCCCTGATTGAAGCTGGTACGCCGTCTCTGGCGTAACGTAATGAAACCGGCGGGTAGATAATATCCGCCGGTTTCACTCCATAACTTTCAAACTATAGGAGAAATCGCATGTATCTATGGAAAAAGTTCACCGAACTGACGATTACCAAATCACTCAGGATGTTGGGTTCCATGGGGTACGTTCCGGGAGCTGGTGGCGCTGTCACCCAGGCCACTAACCGGACTACTGGCGTTACGATCGACAAACTGTGTGGAACCATCACGACAAACAACGCGAGTTTGGCCGCAGAAGCATCGGCTGAATTCACTGTTACCAACAGCAAGGTTGACGTTGGTGATGTTGTGTTGGTTTCCCAACAGTCCGGCGCTGTTGGCGCTATGACGGATGTCTTTGTTTCAGCGGTGGCGAAAGGAAGTTTCAATCTAAAAGTAGCGAACGGAAACGTCGCCTCTGGAACCGCCGAAACGGGAGCTATCTTGATTAACTTTGCTATCATCAAGGCTGTTTCGAAATAACCCAACCATCTATTTAATTTAATTTCTCAAGGAGAATTTTCATGACTGACAGTGCAACCGAAACACAATCATTAAACACTCCGGCTATCGACGCTCCACGTTCCGCAGGTGGGAAAGTGGTAATTGCCGCATCGATCAGCGGAGCCACGGAATTTATCCGAGTTCTTTGCGGCTTCAAGCCGAAGTATGTGAAGTGGATGAATGCTGATATCGCCTCCAGTTTCGAGTGGTTTGAAGGCATGGCCGATAACACCTGCTTCAAGACGCTCGGGTCTTCTGGTGTTATCACGCTGGAAACTACCAACGGTGGAATTACCGTCGATGATCGTGGGTTCCGGGTGCTCCAGAACGCTACGTTGTTGGCTGTCAGTGCCGATGACGTGTGCTACTGGCGTGCCGTGGCTTAAACTTCATCAGCAAATCTCAGTAAAGCAACGAAGCCCGCCTCATGGCGGGCTTTTCTTTTTAACAGAGGGAAAACACATGAGCAGATTAGCACGCAAGAAAGTACCCAATCTCAGTGCGCGTCCAGCGATTGAACCCATGGAAGTAGACATGGGGCCAGAGGAAACGGTTGAGCTTCCATCCGATGGACCAGTACCGGCGCGTCCCAGCCACATCGAGCGCCAGACCGATATCCTCGGATTCAAAACAAAAGCACAAGAACTGGCATTCAATGAGGAAAAGCTGGAGATCATGATACACCAAGCCACGGATGAGAACGCCGAGAAACGGGTATTTGTCGGTAATAATGGTCGTGGTGTATGGCTCGAGCGCGGACGGCCTTATCGCATCGCACGCAAGTACGTGGAGCAGTTACTACGCGCCAAACCGGTCGGAGTCCAGACTATCCAAGCCCTGGATTACGACGGCCATCACACCACCAACATCATTAAAACCAGGGCCATGCTTTATCCGTTGTCGATTATCAAAGATACAAGCCCAAGAGCACACCAATGGCTGACTAACATCATGGCTCAACCCTGATGGATTTGTTGGATCTTCTCAAGGCCGCCAAACGTGAAATGGGGGTTTCCGGACCTGTCCCGACGACAGCACAGAGCTTGACTGGAGAAATGCTGCGCGTCAGGGATTGGATCATTGATTCCAACCGCGAGATATGCGCGGAAAAATCCAATTGGAAATTTCTGCGATCCCGTTTCACCGTGAACACGGTGGCCGGAACGGAAGCCTATCTGCCGAGCGTTTGCACCGACACGAAACTGTCCGCCGCGATTACCGCAGATAATTTCTCCAGATGGATCACGGAGAAATACGACACCTTCCGCATCTATCTGACCTCCGCCGGGGCGAGCACGCAGCAACGGTTCTGGCCGAGAGATTATGAATCATTCCGTTTTCTGTATCAGTTGCAACCGCCGGCCAATGGCCAGCCGGTGTATTACGCCATCCGCGATGATGATTTAGCTATTCTGCTCGCGCCCAAGCCGAACGACGTTTACACCGTGACCGGAGAATATTACCGCCGCGCGCCGGATCTCAATGCCGACGCTGACATTCCTCTGTTCCCGGAGCGGTTTCACATGGCCATCGTCTGGCGGGCGGTGCGGAAATATGCGCAATACGAGGAAGATGGCGGAGTCTATGCCGCAGCCAATATCGATTACAAACGTATTCACGGTCCATTGTTAAAAGACCAATTACCACGGTTGCGCCTCGGCGGACCGCTGGCGTAAACATGGCACAAGCGGCAATCAAATTCCCACCGGAAGAACTCGACTATATCGAGTTCACCGGTGGACTCGATGTTGTTACTCCACCCTTGAAAATCCCGACCGGTTATGTCCGGGCCGCGATGAATTACGAAATCGACATCAACGGCGGCTATACCGGTGTTACCGGTTATGAGAGATACGACGGTCGTGTTCGGCCTTCGGATGCTACTTACGCCATCCTGAATGCCACGATCACCGGCGCTTTTGCCGTTGGTGATACGTTGACCGGACTGACATCCGGAGCGACCAGCGTGATTGCAGCCGCGACCGCCGGTTACTTTGTCATTACCAAGATAACCGGAACTTATCAGGCCGCAGAAGAGTTGCAGATTGCCGCCGTCACGATTGCCACGGCGACCGGAGCGCAGACGGTTTCCGGTGCCTCTACTGCGAAACTTCATGCGCAATATAAGAATGCCGCAGCGGATATCTACCGCTTAGATATCGCGGCCGTTCCCGGTTCCGGACCGGTCCTGGGCGTGGTCCAGTACAACGATATCGTATATGCGATCCGTAACAATGCCGGTGGTACGGCAGCGGTGTTACATAAAGCTACTGCAAGCGGTTGGTCTGCTGTTTCTCTTGGTAGAGAACTTTCTTTTACATCCGGAGGAACTTATGTCATCTCCGAAGGCGACACGATCACTGGGGCAACCTCTGGCGCTACAGCGGTCATTACGCGCGTAGTCTTGGAGTCAGGAACTTTCGCGGCCGGGACCGCGGCAGGAAGGCTTATTTTTGCGTCTCAAACCGGAACGTTCCAGTCAGAGGATCTGGATGTTGGCGCGAATCTCAACGTTTCCACTATCACAGGTGATAGCACTGCCATTACTCTGACCGCCGGCGGGCGGTATGAATTTGATATCAAGAATTTCGGTGGGCAACTCGATACCAAGCGGGTATATGGATGTTCCGGTGTTCATCGTGGGTCTGAATTTGACGGAACTGTCTATGTTCCGATCAGCACCGGCATGAATCCTGATACTCCAAGTCATGTCAGCGTTCATAAGAAGCACCTGATGTTCTCATTCAAGTCATCGCTCCAGCATTCAGGTATCGGAACTCCGTATATCTGGACTCCAATCAGCGGTGCCTTGGAACTGGCGGTCGGCGACACGATTAACGCTTTGTTGAGACTGGCTGGCGCTGAAACCGGCGGCGGTTCATTGGCGGTATTGACCAAGGATTCGACCAGCATTCTGTACGGCAGCAGCCCCAGTGACTGGAATCTGGTCAACTATAACGATGAACTAGGCGCGATTCAGCACACCGCCCAGAACATCGAAAGCAAGAGTCTCATGTTCGATGTGCGCGGTCTGACCAGCTTGGCCACCACGGCCAATTACGGCAACTTCGCCAGCGCCACTCTAAGCCAACGAGTACAGACTTGGCTCAGGGACAAACGCAATATTACCAAATCATCCTGTGTCAACCGCGACAAAAGCCAGT